TGGCCTTCACGCACCGGATGAAGCGGCGGTGGAGCATCCGAAGATTTAAGAAGACCGGTCTAATCTACACATCGGGTATGAACGCCAACACGTTGGGGGCAGCCTATGCCAAGGTCCGCAAGTTCCATGCACGGAGGCATGGAAGTGTAGCTGGGGTGGAGAACGATTGTGACGGGTTCGATTACCACTGCGAGGACGGAGCGATCGGCTTTGAGCTCCGTACCTTGCGCCTGTGTGGCATTCGTAGCCTCGCTTACGAAGCTTGTAGGCGCAACTACGTCACCAAGGGCTATATGCCCTCTGGCCTCAGGTTCTCTGGCAAGTACAAACGGCACTCTGGTGATGACATCACCTCCGCCGGTAACACCAACATCAACGGCACCGCACTCGCTCGGATGGCGGAGCGCACGCACGCACGTCTTGGACTGCCTGGAAGATGGCAGCATTACGTGACGTTCTTTGTCCAGGGCGACGATTCGTTCGGCCTTGGCTGCGCTACTTTCCTTAGGGAGTTGGGGGCCGAGCTCGTCTTGTACGAGCGGATGGGGATGCTCGCGAAATGGGTTTACCGCCCGGATGTGGACTTGATTGAGTTCTGCTCTGGGAGGTTTTACCCGGTTGACGAAACATATGTCTTTGGCCCCAAGCTTGGGAGAGCCATCGCCAAAATGTTTTGGTCCACCCGTTCATATCCCACCTTGGCCCAGCAATGGGCCTTGGGTGTTGCCTATGGCGCGCGTGATGATTACAACCACGTGCCAGTTCTGCGAACTCTGACGCGACGGGTTCGTGCCCTGTACTCACACCTTCGTCCATATCAACCGAAGGAATACGAGTATCGTCCTCGCGCGGCCTTTAAGTCCGAGGCAACCGCCAACACCTTTGAGTTCGTTCAGAAGGTGTATGGAGTGACTTACGCCCAGCTCATGCACATTGAGGCGACCATTCGGCGCATCAACCACTTGCCGGCTACCATCCGGCATCCGATCCTTGACATGATCGTGGAGGTTGATGTGCCAGGTCGCGTCAAGCAGCATGAGATGAGTGCGGAGCCAGGTTACCCCTCTGTGTACTCATTGGCCGTGGTGGAGGATGAACTATTCCTCGAGGGGGCCCCAGTTCTTTGGGACCTCTTG